TCCAACAAAAAAATACCTAGTTCCATAAGAGCCCCCTAATATAGCTAAACGTCTTTAATTGCGAAAATTAGCGTCCGTGGTGACAGTCCTCTACTTGATGTAACTGTCACCACTGACACCTTTTTCATGCTAAACCGCTTTTTCTGCCAAATCAACAACTTCTTCAACAGTCTCTTCAATAACCGGCCTTTCAGCCAATCCCATGTTATACATCTCCTCCATGTTCTCCTCATTCGAGGTAAACTCGAGGAACTGGGCAGGATCATTAGCAAACCTAGCCCTTACATTCGCAGGAAGAGCCATAAACGCATTTTCAGCGTTTACTACCAAATTCATGGCATCCTGAAAATCAACGCCTGTAGCGTCTCCATACGAAGCCTGAAGGCCATTAGAGTGCGAAACAACACCAGTTCTCTGGTATCCCTTCACAATCCGGTTAATATCACACCTATCCTTATCCGACTGCTTGGTCATAGACGACCCAGTAGTCTCAAAAGTCAATCGATCTCTCGATCCATACGCACTACGAAATACAATATCCATTAACATTCTCCTTTAATATAAATAACCACGAGCGGCAGAAGGACCGGCAACTTTACCGCTTCCTATCATGCCTTTAATACCACTTAAACCTAATCCAATCTTTTTACTTGCAATACCAGCACCAACAGCAACGGTACCTAACATTTGAGCCAGTAAACGTGCATCTGCACCAAACTCTTGTAGCAAAGTAATCTTGGGGTGTTCAACCTTCCAATCAGAAATAACTTTAGCGACAGCATTATCTAAGCCTAAACGCAAAACTTCTTTATGAAGTTTTTCGGTTAGTTTCATAAAATTCTTCATCTGAGCGGTATTTAAACCAACTTCCGAAACAATTTTATTAGCCTCCTGCCTCAACTTAACATTTTCATGAGGCAGTTTTGACATACTATAAGCACTAGACATACCCTGGCCAAAAGACTGACCAATATCTGGAATATTAGCCATAGCTCCCGCCGGTGTACTGGCGGGGCCGAGCTTGCCAGCCAAAATTGGATTCAATCCAGCCTTACGCATATCTGCCATTGCTCTCTGATAAGCAGTATTAGACATATCCGCCTGAAAGCCGCGATTCACTGCGGCCTCCCTACGTGAAGCACGAGCAGACCATAAAGAACCGGCAACGGTACCAATAGGACCAAGCCAAGGATTAGACGTCATAAAGGTAGAAACAGGTTTCATAAAACTAGTAATAGAACTAAGTAAACCCATAACAAACCTCCTTAAAAATGATCAATCATGCCAGGAACACCATACATCGGCATCGGACGAACAGAACGCATACTCATATATCCATCAAAAATGAAATGAGGTTCCGAAGGAACAGCAATAACACGATCAACAGGAGGATTCTCTTCAATAAAACTAGCATTTAGGGCAGGCAACGATCCAAAATCAATAGACAAATGCCAGGGGTCTAAACTCTGGGCATCATTGGATCTAAACTTACCAGTAATACTGGAGGGTTTATACCTATACTCTGCATATCTCTCTTGGTAACCAAATACCTCTTCGTCATCCGCTGTCGCATCTGCATATATCTCTTTATTCAAAACAGCCTGTTCACCAATCTGTGATAACGCTGGCCAATAAAAATCATACCTAGTCGAACGGCTAAACATTCTATTTAAACCCTGCTGATAAGTTAAATCAGCACGGGCAGAAACGATACCAATAATAATACAATGCTCAGTAAACGATTTAGTAAAACCATGTCCGCTCAACGAAGCAGTACCAAACGCAGATAAATTACCCTGTGGGGTAGTAGCATCCGTAGAACTGGTCTGTGCAATAGGACTTATCTGAATAGGTGTCGAACCACCGCCCAAATACTCTGGACGCTGTACTCTCTGATCTGGAGACGAAACACCAAAATGAGATTTAATAATCTCAATATAACGAGTACCACCACGTGCATCACGCTCTAACAATTTCTGAACTTGAAACGCCTCACGCAACTGATTAATTGTTGCAGAAGTTGCAGTGCTCAAATCAGCATACATCGCATCAGCTTCAAGTCCGCTAGCAGACTTATAACGAACTGTATCATAAGCATCAAGTGAACCAAGCTCATAATAACCAGAATTCACAGATGAATAGATATCAATATGATCACCTGCACCAGTGTCAACAGTTACAGGTGCCTTAGAACCAAGAGGAAGATCTACAGCATCACCTTTTTGTGGCCAAGGTAAGCATGAAGTAAAATAATCATGTCTCTTTCCGCGCTTCTTCAATACATAATCAGCCGGATCATCTGGACCATCATCTTTATCCACCACAACAGAATCTTGTAGGTTTTCGTCCCTATACCAAGAATTCCAGATTAGCGAATACGCACGATGGAAAAGCGAACTATGCTCAAGACCCCCAACCTGGGTAGGAATACCAAAATAATCGGATAAACTCTCATTAGCATAACCACCCTCAGGAGACTCCATCACCGGAACAGTATAATCAATACTATCTCCTGGATCATCTTGCTCTCCATTAAACTTTTTCCAATTATCCCAAACTAAACGCATAGGAACCGCAAAGAATTGCGTATCCATGAACATATTATCCATCACTGGATTAATAGGCGTAGCCAAACGAGCAAAACCAGTCATATTCAACGAAACAGTATCACCAGGTAAAACCTCATCAACCAAAATAGGCACTAGATTACCTGCATCAAAGGTAGTCTTCACGCCATGCGTACGATCAAAGGCACTGCGCGGAATATCCGCGCGAGGCACCTCACTAAATTTATGTGACATAACAGAATCAGCCATTACTTTGTTCCTCCTGCATTAACAATTTTCAATCCTTCCGCAACGGAAGCATCCTCATAACTTTCACTAATATATTCCAAACCGAGACCAAAGCTCATAGGAGTCTTGGACGGTGTAATAACAGCAGAACCATCATCGAACTCTGCAATCTCAAATAGGGTATAATCCTCGGGGTGCTTGCCAAACTGATGACCTTCATCATTACAGCAATCACCAAATATTCTACGAGCCTGTCCTTCAGACTGCATAAAAAACGGTGGCAAATAGGCCTCCGCTTTAGAATCGTAAACACTAAATACTTTTAAAATCATACTTCATTCCTTTTTAATTGCCCTAATTGGGCATACTTAACTTTCTCACGAGCTACTAAACGCTCATATGTATTATCATCTGCGTGTAACAAACCCTCTTGCTCACGCTCAAACTTTATAAAATCAAAACATACTCCATCCTCCTTTTCGTATTCACGTAAATAAAAATCAGGCACTGGATGCTTTACACCATCCAGTACTACATGATCATGAGGGAACACATCATCCTTATATTTTTCATACCAGGTCTTACCAATTCCCGGGTTTCGACTCATCGTCGCATATTCCGGTTCAACGGTATAAAACTCACCAGTCTCCTCATCAATCCGCCAATACGGATTTTCAAAATCATCCGGGGTATCATCAGAAATATTGACCTTTTTCATCGAATACCTAGCAACATAAGCGGCACTCTCAAAGGTAACATCTCCAACAGTAGTAAAACCAAACGGCCATAGCCTGGTTAACGCTTCAGACGTGTAAATATTAACGTCATTCTTCGAACTCCATAACTCCCGATCCGGGAAATCATGGCCAAAAATACAAGCATGATAATGCGGTCTTAAATTCTCTGGACCATATTCACCACAATGAAAATAGCTAATCCGTTTCCCTCCTAAATGTTTCCGTAGTCTCTTCATAAATTTCTGAAAATGGCTCTTATCTAGACTGAAATCATCCGGCAAATGCTCATCGTCATAGGTCAGAGTAATAAACGAGTTTGACTCGTGCATCTGGGCCTCATGTACACATCGTAATGCCCACTCTCTAGATTTGTCCAACCTACAACCAATGCATTGCCTACAAGGTATCTGATATTCTCTGTCGTCAACAGCATGTTGGACGTCAAACACCATCTTCCTCTTGCCATTTTCTGTCAATTCACTTGACTTGAAACAAGTCAGCGGCTTAAAGCAAGCCACTCACAAACGAATACCGCCCCGCATCGGGCGATCCCAAACATTACGACTATGCGTCAAATCCGCAGTCTTTCTAAATACTCTATTCGAAGTCTTTCGACTCAATTTTGAACGTCTCATAACATCTCCTTTTCTCTTTTACGATCAATTGGACTCTTTGCAAACAACGCCATCACATTTGTAAACAACAACGTAATAACATCCCAGTTATCCAACAAAAAAATACCTAGTTCCATAAGAGCCCCCTAATATAGCTAAACGTCTTTAATTGCGAAAATTAGCGTCCGTGGTGACAGTCCTCTACTTGATGTAACTGTCACCACTGACAC